GAGAACGTCACCCAAAGAACCTGTTTTGATTTCTTCTCCAGGCGCGCCTACCCCTCCGATACCCGTATCGGTTGTAACCGTTTTTGCCTTTTTCGTTTCTTCGCCCTTGATTTTCTTATAACACCTTTCCATTAGGAAAAAGGCGTCAAGGGCGTCGTTAGGCTGAACTTCTTTACCCTCGGTAACCAATTTATCAGCAAGCGCCTTGGCTTCGTTGCGGAACTTCGCGCCGTATTGCTCGTCAAGGGGTTTTAACACCTTCTCAATGAGACTGGCTCTTTGTTTTTCCGCAAGTTCAGCTTCGTGCATCTTTTGATACTTAGCTGCCGTTTCTTTAAGAGATTCCAATTCTATGTTCGCTTTTTTAACTTCATCTTGCAGTTTTTTGAAATTCCTCGTAACGGCAGGGTCAACTAAATCAGGGTCAAGCTGTTCAAGATCAATATCCCGCTTAGCAGTTTCGGCTTTTAACTGTTGCTCTAAAGCGCTGACACGCTCAGAAGTTTCAGTTAATTGACCGGCAAGTGCATCCTTTTCGGCCTTAATGCGTGCGTTGTTAGCACGCTCCTGGTCGAGTTGCTGGCGGGTTTTATCCCATTCTTTCTGCTTTTCATCATCTTGTTGAATCTCTGTATCTTGTTGAGTCTTTTGATCTGTTTTCGGTTCGTCCGACATAATAATCCCTTTCCAAAATCATGTTGTGCTCGTGGCACTTTCTCTTGAAAAAGTCATTACCACCTCAATTTGCTGTTTGGCGTTTAGCCCTTTAGCTATCTCGATGACAATTACTCTTTCTTTCCTTCTGTTTTATTATTTTCACTTGCTACCTGCCCCCCTACAGTGCCCTGTTCCTTTTGATAAGCGGCCATAGCCTTTTGTACCAGCATCTGTACCGCCTGTTTGGGGTCAAGCTGGCCCGCCTTAACGGCTTCATACAACTGAACAAACTGGACGTACTGTTGCCACGCTTCGTATCGTTGTAAAATCTTGTGCCAACCCTGAATCTCAAGTATTCTCAGCATTTCAGGGAGCATCGGATTGGCAATGGGCTGCTGGAGCATTGCAAATGCTTTTTCGTAATTAACAATCCTCTTTTCCGGGTCAAAGGGAAGGCTCATTCCGGGAACAATATCAACATCAAACCTTACCTGCTTCAAGCCGGAAGTAATCTGCTGAACACCAACAAGATGCTGTTCGCCAATTATTCTTACAAACCTTCCAACGTCGTAATGCCTCTGGCAAATCTCGGCAACCAGTGAGGCAACCTGCCTTACCCATTCATCCTCAAACCCGCTCTGCATTGCTATTCTGTCGTTGGCGCTAATAGCAAGATACTGCGCCTCGGTAGCGGTCATTTCTTTTGACTGTTTACCCTGTGCAATATCCTGAAGGCCCATTATGTTCTTGTATTCCTGTGTAAACAGAGTATATAAGGCCAATTGGGAAGACGAAGGGGGTATGGGGTCGATTATTTTCATCCGAGACAGTCCCCCCCGAACTAAACGGATTATCGCCCCGGCCCCCTTGCCTATCTTAAAATGAGACTTTTCCCTTCCCGGTGGCGAATCCATAGCCCCACGCTCTATCGCTATTTTAGGGTCGCCGAATTGTTTCATATTATTGACAAGGTGACTAATTGTAATATTAATCATATCCTGAGCAGATTTGTACATCTGCACACCGTCTATTCCCTGCCACATATGAGGTAATAGATAATGAGGGGTAATAATAAACGGCCACAACTTATAAGGATAGACCTGGTCGGCCTCGTCGGGATTAAGAATAGTATCACCACATCTAATTATATATCTTCCGTTTGGAAACTTAGGCTGTTCCCATTCTTTTATAATTCTCGTAGGCCATTCAGAGGAATCAAACTTCTTTCCTTCAGAATTATAATATATACCATCTTTTAGGGTAATCTGTCCAGCTTGAATAAGCTCATCTGCCGGTACGGGTTCTTCCAGTTTTTCCTTAGTTACTGAATAGTCCTTAAAATAAGTCTCTTTTATTTCGACAAATTCGACATCTTCCGTACTGTCGGAGGCGGTCATTTTGTCGGCACTAAGAACCCTTTCGAGAATCCTGTTAGTGGTATGTGAATCCGGCCCGCTGTCGGTACCGCCGGTTCCGGCATTGGACGATGTTTTGTGTCCTAATATATGGGCGCCGCCGCCGCCTTTTTTGGGCTTTGTCTTAACGGCCTCGGTGACTAATTGTGTTTCGAATTCGGGCCATTGGTTTATAGCGTCTTCCAGACGCATATACCTTACAGTCCCGCAGTTACCGTCTTCTATCCTCTCGTCATCTGAGGCCCAGAAGTTTGCGGGATGCCATAATCTATGTGCGACATTACCAACCCACTCTTTTTTCTGGTCGTCCCATACATCTTTATCCTGCCAAAATACCTTACTAATACGATAGCCGAATATCTTACCGTCAAAAATGGCACGCACCTGTTCAAGGCGCATACCCTTGCGGTTTATACCCTTCTCCCAAAGCCACTGAAGTACCCCCTCCCACACCTCAGTAGCCTCAGTATCCGACTCTTCCACTGGATTAGTAAGTATCTTGGGCGGATGCTTGGTTAACTTGGCCGTTTCGTGAATCGCCGACGGCCAGATATAATTAACCGTTATCCAGTCCCAGTCTTTATGATGTTTTTTACCGGCAAGCTGTTCGGAAAAGAAGTATCTAAGATTTTCCTGCCACATATCGACCCACTGCCGAGTCTTTTGCATACCCGATTCTTCCATATTATCGAGTTTGTCAATTAACTTTTGGGTAGGTGTAAGTGAGGAATTATTCTTTTTCATTAGACTCCCCAGTAACCCTTAATAAAACCGGATACCAATCCATCAGCGGCAGATATACACAATGATTGGGTGTTCTCGGCTACAAGAACCCTGAGTGGGTCTTTGCCGAAATCTAAATTTATATTGTCGGCCTGTGCGGATTTGTCTATGTGTATTTTACCAGTTATCTTATATCCCGCAGAGCCGTCGTAAAGTGCCGCACTCGCAGAGCCGCAGCCGAGATATACCCTCTCCAGATAAAAAGTTGCTTTGGTAATATCCGTTGCGCTTGTCGGGTCTTTACCGTAAATCCTTTCCGAAGCGTTTCCCGTACAATCAAAAGCTATACCAACGTGCCCGCTTTGAAAATAATTGAAGCCGTAATAACCAGCCGACATCTCAACGCAACCGGAAAAATCAGTTGCCATAATAACCCCCTTAGAAATATGAACCGTATGCCTGTACAGAGGCGACCTCGCCCGCGCCTCCCACATTAGTAAATTCAACGTAAATATATTTATACCCGCAGGCGTCAAATGCGAGTTTTGCTATCCTGTCATTGCCTGAATCTATTACATCGGGAATACTGAACCAGTTGCCGAGATTAGTTATAACTAACGTATCCGCATAGTAATAACTACTCCCCGACTGCATTATCGCGCTCGATGACAATGCGCCTGTGCCGGAACATACCAACTCCGCAGGCCCGCCGACCCTGTATGCCCATATCTTCCAACTAAACGTCTCGTTATCGGCATCGGAGCCTGCAAATATAATACTGACGGCATTAGCCTCCGGCCCGACCTCCCACGCCTCGTCTATATTCATATCGGCAAATAAATATGTAAGGCCGGAAGTTACCCCGTCAAGAGGGGTATCGTCGGTGGTTACGAAGTTACCCCTTATCGTCTCGTATGCCGCCTGCATCGTGTGATTCATTGACATTGAGCTTCTCCAGTTTATTCCTGAGTACCATTATCTGTTCATTGATTTGCCTCTGCCTGACGTTGGTAGCAACAAGCTCTTCGTAATACCTTCCCATCTCAGCGTAAATCTTTTCTTTTTCCATACTATTTCCCTTCGCGCGTAAATTGTTTTTGCCTCTCTTCTTCGACCATTTTATTTAAAAGTGAGTAGGAAAAGAAAATCCCACCCTCTTCAACTACAACAGATTCTTCGCCGCAAACAAAAGCGCAGCCATTTGGAATATAAAACATCCCCGTATGCCTCAAGTCCGGCATAACAGGCCCGCTGCAAAGATTTTCTGCTTTCGGCTCTTCGGCGACAGGGGTATAAGCTGGGTTGTGACACTCACACATTAAGAGCAAGCCCAATATAATTAGCGTTTTCATAATTTTCACCTATTCAATAATGTCATCTGGTACATCCTGTTCCGCCATTGGTATTTGGGCAACGGCACTTCCATATCTTTCTTGGTCTTGTGAGTAGTCGTACATTCTTACCAATGCCCGTATGTTTTGCTTTATAGCTCTGGTGACAAAGTCCTTATTGTTTTCGCCTGTTTGTTTAGGCTGGTATTTATATGACCAGTGGCCACTATATTCCATATCGTGTGCTTCAAGTTCTAATTGTATCCCCGCCAAAGCCTCAAATGCTTTAAGTACGCGAGCGACGTGGGCGTCCGGTATTGTAATTTCTAATTTTACATTTGCCATAAATTACCCCGCTGATATAGTTAAAACCCCGCCGTTATTCCATAACTGCCCCGCGTTAGTCGGGTCAGCCACTGGTATGTCGGCCATCATTATTACTCCGGCATTAAGCCTAATAGTCTGATTTGCCGGAGTTGCCGCCATTACACCGTAAATAATGGCGTTACTTAATTCGGTTGCTATATCTGCTCTTACTTGATTGTCTATGATTAGAAGATTGGAATTTGTGGTTTGACGATAACCAGACGAATAACCAAGAAAAATATTGGATGAACCTGTTGTAATTGAAAGAGCAGACATACTGCCAATAAAAGTATTAAAATCTTGAGATTGCCCAATCGCGGACTGTCCCGCCAAAGAACCAATAGCCACATTGTAATCTCCGCTTACATTATTGAGCATGGCATTTGTTCCTATGGCGATATTATCATGCCCATAAGTACAATTAAATAAAGCAGACCTCCCTAAGCCAAAATTATTCCAGCCAGCATTATTACTTGTCAGAGCAAAAGTGCCAAGTGCCACATTGGCAAATCCAGTCGTATTTGCAACAAGGGCTGATGTTCCAATAGCAACATTAGCATAACCCGTAGTAAGAGATGCAAGCGTAGATTTTCCTAACCCCACATTGCTGCTTGCGTGATATGTCTGTGTAGCTGTTTCTCCTGTTGTAAAATTACCAGAAAGTAAACCCAAGAACAGATTTGAACCCTCTGGAAGTTCACCTCCACCAACGGGATGATGGTAATTATGTAAGAATCGATGTATACCCTTATAGACAACGCCCGTAGTAGACGTAGTAGTATCTTCTAATTCCAATGACCCCGTAACATTTACGTCATTGTTAAACCTATGCTCAGTCGTAGCACCATAGTCCAAATAACCGTCATTGAGGGAGTCTATATATTCGTTGCCATCGTCTTGTGTAAATTTCAGCTTATCTTTTACAATAACAGTGCCGTTAACTTCAAGTTTATCTTGAGGAGCGACTTCATTGATGCCAACATTGCCGCCTCCTAAAATCACCATTCTTTCGCCAATAACACCTCCGGTGCTTGTCCAAAAAGTCAACTCAGGAGAGCCAGCCGCATAATCTGAACGGATTATTGCCCTATGGTTCTCGCTATGATTATGCTTAAACTCTAAACCAGGATAAGAAGCAGTATTGGGCGTTTCTAACACAATCCTTGCGTCATATCCTGCTGCTTCTACTTGCAAAACATGACCGGGTGCTGCTACTCCTATTCCAACCCTGTGATTAACGGCATCTACTACAAGAGTATCTGTGTCAACTGTGAGGCCGCCTGCGGCAAAAGAATTAGCTAATATATTACCGTCTTTATCCCAGTAATAAGATGTAGCTATAAGGTATTCAAGGTCTTTAAGGTTAACCGTTCCAGGGTCATTTACTCTGTTTCGCTCTATCTTAATCCAATAGCCAGTGCCTTGTCCTGTCGGGTCTGCACTAAACCAGTCTGTCAGGCCACCACCGTCAAATTTTATAATACCATCTTGGCGCCCGCCGTCGGTATCATCTTCGGGATAAAAGCGAGTCCAGGTGCCTCCATCTTTCCAATAATAAAATCTTAGGAAACAATCTTTTGTGGCAACAGTATCAAAAGTTAAACGTATCTCGTCGAATTTGGCCGTATGGCCTATGCAAATAGCATCGTTGACATCGACCCATATATCATCGTAGAGATTTAAATTTGAATAAGTCGATTCGGCATCATCCCACACGGCATCAAGGGTGGCGTGAACATAAGTGCCTATGTGTTGGTGTATTACGTCAACGTCTGTGTGCGTGCCGAGAGCGGCGACAGTACCCACCAAATCATTTGTTAATGCAACGTCAAAACCGTGAATCTCTGAAGTAGCGTCTTGTGTAGAAGCGTCAATTATTATATCGTTAACGGTATAATGAGCTAAAGCCTCGGTGCCGCACTCGAATGAGTGCCGAATCTTTCCGCCCTCGATTCTTATTGAATCAATATTACTACTATTTGATGGAGCGATAATTCTTAAAATATCAAGGTCGGAATGGTAGGCCATATCCATACCATAGAAATTAAGAGCCAAGCCTCTTATTTTGGTATCAGCACCAGTAGGGCTTAAATTAGAACCATCAACTCTAAAACCTGTCCAGTGAGCATCAGCTTCTAAAGCTGTGGAATTGGTAATATCGACTATGCGGTTTGCCGTACCTGATGTTATTGCCGGATTGAGGTCTATTATACCAGTGGTAGAAAAATTGTCTGTGGCGTTAGTCCAGTCTATGTGTTCGTTAGCTACAAAATTGGTTAAACTATTATGGTCAACTAAATCCGCCCCGCCCGTTTCGTGGGTAGAAGCGTGCGTTAGTGCCGCATAACCGGCGGTAGCCTCCTCTTCGGTAAGGAATAACGAGTCTATCTCGTCGTACAGTTCCTTAGAGACATTATCAGTAGGCTGTTGATAACCGTCCGGACATCCTTCCTCGTAATCGTAAAGGTAATAGATTCTTAAATCGCCCCAGGTGGCGTTGGGTATACCGGAAATAGTCACAGACGTTCCCGTATGGGCGGTAACTTCCACTTTAGAGCTAAAGAGCTTACTGGTGCCCGTATAGGCCTTGGTAGAAGGGTCAAGCGTTCTTACGGCAACGGCGGAATTATTGATTATTCTTGAATCTCTAAAGACTATATAATTGCCGTTAGAGTTAGCGGATAAGGTTAAAGCTGTACCAGCGACACCGGAAAAATCCTGATAGGCCCAGCCACGGAATCCGCCCTTAAAATGCCTTGCCCCAAAATTATAGCGACTTCTTGAAATCAAACTGTTTCGTCCTGTTCAATAGGAGTGGTATGGTTAAAAAGCGTCCCCTCTTGTGTGTCATATACTATTTTTGCGCCCAGATTTATTCCGTATCGCACTAATATTGCACCGGTGATAGTTCCCATAAAGAACAGCGCTACGCATACAAGTTCAATCGACATCTTCTTCTCCCGCATCTGTAAAATCAAAGTGAACAATAGTTTGGATTGGAACAGGGGCGTTTATGTGGTCAATTATTTCGTTGATTTTGCTGACAAAAGAACCCAGATTAATTATGGCATTGTCCCTGGTATAACCCTCTGTTTTTGGTAATTTTTCAATCATCTTCTTCTTCCTCGATTCCGGGGTCTATCGCCCCAATTCTTGATAAGTTATATATTTTCTTTCTCGCAGGTTCATCGCCCGTAGAAGAATATGGATAAGGAGTTAAGTCCATCGGGCATCTGACGTGAACCTGTAACGCTATCATTAGTGCGAAAAGAAGGTCGTCGTGCTTGCCGGGTTGGTGGATTGGCTTTCCGGTCTTATCCCGAACGAAGGTTTTCATCTCGTTAACAATATCAACAAACCGTATTCTTATAGAGTCATCCCTTAAAGCGCCTATAAGACCGTCAACCAGCCACGACCTTGTAATAGTGGTAGTGCGCCAGCCGAAATTATCGGTATCCTCCGCCGTCCATTGCTCGTCGTGTACCTGACGACTGTAAATATTTTGATAACCGGCCTGTTTTAAGACGTTTAAAACCACCATACCGTTAGGAATCTCAGGTGCCATCCACGCCTCGTTATATTGTTTGGCCGCGTTAAGGCATTGGTCGGCGACATCCTGCTGGTTACCCCTGCCTTGATAAACCGCAACGACCTCGCCCTCGTTCCTGTCGAAAATCACCGCCCCGTGATAATCTAATAAAGACTTCGCATCGTCAGGGTCGGAGGCCCTGCCCTCCATTGTGTCAATTCCCATTGCGTAATTGTGGCCAGATTCGGGGAATCTAAAGACTTTCCAGCAGTTAAGTGTCCGATTTACAGTTTCATAAGAATCTTTAGTAAAGACACAGGTTATGATGTCTTTTATGCACTTAGACTCCTGTTTTTTAATCATATAGGCGTTAAAAACTGGGTTTCCAGAGGTCTGAAACGCCTCAATAGCCGTTGAAGGATATTCCTGCCGGAAAAGCCCTTCATCGCCGTTTAGCTCGGCAATTTTAACTCTTCGCCACATTATCTGGCCATCAGTTAAAGAGAAATTAGCCTTTAAAGCACCCTCTTCTTCAGTCAGTCGTAGATTCTTGGACGGTTTTAATATATATTCGGGAAACTTGTGCCAAGGAAAAAATACCGGAATGAAACCGGCGTAATCTTCGGGGTCAAACCTTCTTTTTTCAACACCTTCCCAAAACAGGTCATAAAACGCACCGCCCAATCCATTAGCTGTGGATTCAATAATTACAGTAGAATCAGGAGTAGTAGGAACCATCTGTAAAATACCGGCAAGTTTGGCCTTAGCGTCACGCCAGAAACTAAATTCTGAGAGATGAAGAAAGTGAACCGTACCACCCCGGCCTAATACGTCTTTTCCGGCGGTCTGGGTTACAAACCTGCTCGACCACGGCGAGGAATAAACAATTTCCTTCCTATTGGAAGCGTCGGTTCTTCTTTTCATCTCAGGACGCATATATTCCTGATACCGCTTGGTCATATTAAAAACAAAATCCGTAGCCTCGGTATCAGCGGAAACAACTAAAGCAGTCCTATTGGCCCGATTGTTAATCTCATAGAAACCCTCGGCCTCAGACCACGTACTCCAGCCCACCTGTCGGGGCTTTAAGAGAATAATCCTTACGGGAAGACCTTTTGACCGTTGTAATTCTATTGACTTATGTAATAAGAGCTGGCCGATATTGGGAATTAACTGTACTAAATCGCCAGCCTTATTAACTATCTTGAGGTTCCTGCGAATCCAGTCTAAAGAATTGTCCATATCTTCTCTTTAGTCATTTACAGAACAATTACATCGATACTGCGGCTCAATAGGGCCGGTAGATGTCCAGGTGTAATGAGGACAATAAGGATATAGGGGATAACATTCTTTATCGCCAAATATTCTGTCCAACTCGTCGTATATCTCGCGGGCCTTCTCTAAATCCCATTCGTAGCCATCGATTTTTATCTTCATTCTTCCCTCATTTAATAGTTGTAACTATCGTTTAACATAGTTGTAACCGGCATAGGTACAGCATTTACCCAATCCCCATGCCCGCCCGGCTGTACCCTTACCGGCCATCGTAATAAATACTATTTAAATCCCTTTATTAGTGGCTTCATCGCCGTCGCCACATCTTTGGCAAAGTCATCGAATTGTTTATGAGTCATTACAAATACAATTTCATCATCAGCAGCCTCATATCTCAAACGCCTCTCCAAAGTTACCGCCTCTAAAATTTCGTGGGTTAAGCTGCTGAATATACGGTGTGAAGACTGGCTGCTGGCCGTACCAACGTTGATTACCTGCTTGCCCGATGTACAAGACCCACCCCAATTCTTACTGTCAGAAGTTACGCGATATGTCTTACCTGAAATCTGTACTGTCTTGGGCAATTTCATTGTATTTTGTCCTTACTCCTGATAGTCTTATTTTAAAATTATGGCTGTCTAACACCCGTTAAGCTGGGTTCGCCCATTCTGCGCAATTCTCAGGCGATTTAGGGCTATCTCCGCTTCTTATGTCTCTTCTTTACTTTATCCAGCGTACCGTAAATGTAGGCATCCCTGCGCTTACCCTTTAATCCCTTCTTGTCAGCTTCTCGCCTTAATTTGTCGTGTAACTTCTTTGGCACAATTTAGCCCCAGTATTTTTTACCGTGTAAATAACCCCATAGTTACGCAAACTTTATATGTCTTTCAGGCTTGGTTGTATAATGCATCGTGCGGCCAAAATTTACCGGCGTCGTATTCATTACGGTGCAATTTATACACAAACAATTTTTCAGGCCCTTCCTCGCGAGCAACAAGCGCTATGCGGCCAATACCGCCACAACTGCATTTTGTTGTTTCGGGAAATGGCTCTTGAAATGTGGCATTTAACCCGTCTGTACCTTTATAAATTTTCATTTTTAAATCTCCCTTACTCTAAATTACCCGACTGTAAACCATTAAAGCCTTATCGGGGTCGGTAATCCTAACAGGGCCAAATGCGGGCCCAACGTATTTAAAGCCATCCGGGCCGTAAGAACAGTAACACTTATCAAGCTTGTCGTACTCTTCAGGACTTAACGCCCCGTTTAATGCCCGCTCGGCATAAGTCCAGCCAAAATCGGCCAGACCTTGTTCGCTTTGGCAATATCGAGTCCAGTTCCTGTCAATATTTAGTTGTTCCACTTCCTGTTTTGACAGCATTTTGGAAAAACTCCCAAAAGACGGTTAGACCCCTTCACAGAGGAGCTCGAGCGTTAATCTGAGGCTATTCTGTGGGGGTCTGCAAAACACGGGCGTATAATAGTCCGCCGTGTAAAAGAAACCCCGTTTTTAAGCCAAAAATGAGCCACCATAAAACCTTGTTATTTCAGAGCTTTCAAATCCTGAATCTGTATTTCAGAAAATAATGGGAGGCGAGGCTTTACCACCCCTACCCGCCCCAGCGAAAGCGGGGGGTATACCCCTTAAGTCCTTATCGTTGTATTGGTCGTCTATTAATTGTTTAACCTTGTGGTCTTGTGCCCACTCGACGGCAGTCATTAGCTGGATATTATCGGTACGCTGGCGGTTGTCAGCTTCGTATAGGCCTATGATCTTGGCCAGGTTCTCATTGGCCCGGAGCTTATCGCCGTTGTTGGCTTGGGCACTGTTAGCTATTGAGACGAAACGCTTGATGATGGCGTCACGGTCAAGATCGATATTCTTACTTGTTTCGGCTTGTATGCGCTGCTTCTCGGCTATTATCCTACCATTTCTTACCAGCTTAATGGCTGTCTGTGATAATGTATTATCGTTGCCTTTGTATCCTGCTCTTCTTGCTGATTCTGTCCCGTTGCCAAAGCTATCGCTTCCTACCGTATACATAT